GTGTACGCGCTGTCGTCGAGTACGGGTCTGGGGCTCTCTGACCTGCATCGATGCGAGCACCCGTCAGGCCGGCGTCGTGACGCCGAAGTCGCAGGTGGGTAACAGTGCTGGTCAAGCGGCTATAGCCGTGACATCAGGCCAGTAGAATAGGGGTCATGACCTTCACCACTTCCGCTCGCCGCACCCAGTGCGAGAAGTGCGCCGGCCCGATGCCGTTGATGGCTCGGGCTGATGCGCGGTACTGCGGCGCGACCTGTCGGAAGCGGGCGAGCCGGGCTCGGATCGCTGCCGAGCAGCAGCGGGTGGTCGGCGAGCAGGCGGCGCGGATCCCGTCCGAGTTGACGGAGCGCCCGCGGTGGGTGCGGTACAGCTCGCGGAAGGTGCCGCTGCGGGTGGACGGTCGGTTCGCTTCGGTGACGGATCCGTCGTCCTGGTCGGACTTTGCTGCGGCTCGTGCCGCGACATGCGGCGAAGGCGTTGGCTTCGTCCTGACCGCTGGCGACACCATCACCGTCGTCGACCTGGACCACGCCGTCGAGGACGGGCGGGTGCTGCCGTGGGCGCAAGCCATCGTCGACACGCTGCCCGCCACCTACATGGAACGCGGCCGGTCAGGCAGCGGCCTGCACTTGTGGTTCCGCGGCTCGGTGCCAGCGGGTCGACGGGTGCGGCGCGGCGAGGTTCAGGTCGAGGTGTACAGCGACCGCCGCTACATCATCGTCGGGGACCGGGTGCCGGGCACACCACTGGAGTTGGCCGATCTGCCGCTGGGTACTTGGGAAGCGCTGACGTAAGAGGGCATCGGAGGTGGTGTCATGGCTGGCCGTGGCCCCGCTCCGAAGGACCCGGGCCGGCGTGCACGTCGCAACGCTGAGCCAACCCCGCAGACAGTGCTGCGCTTCGAGCATGCCGAGCCTCCCGAGTTGCCGACGCTGTCGGTGATGAAGGATGGCGAGCTGGTCGAGTACGCGTGGCCGGCGCGGACGTTGGACTGGTGGGAGATGTGGAAGGCGTCGCCGCAGGCCGAGCACTTCAGCAGCACTGACTGGGACTTTCTGCTGGACACGGCTGTGGTGCACGCCCGGCTGTGGTCGGGGGAGATGTCGGCCGCGGCGGAGCTGCGGCTGCGGGTGGCGAAGTTCGGGGCGACTCCGGAGGACCGGGCGCGACTGCGTATGCAGTTCGCTCAGGCTGACGAGGCGGACAGTAAGAGGCCAGAGGGTGGCCGGTCGGCGAGGGAGAGGCGCGGGGTCCTGCGGGCACTACCGCCCCCGGAGGAAGCATCGGGGGGCTGACATGCCGTGGAAGCCGCCAGAGCCTGGGGCTGTACCGTCCCTGGGATTCGAGGTCATCGACTGGATCTCGGAGATGCTGGCGGCGCCGGACCGCGGCGAGTACGAGCCGTTCGTGCTGTACCCGGAGCAGGAGGATTTCGTCCTCCGCTACTACGAGATCAACCCGCACACTGGTAAGCGGCGCTTCCGGCGTGGCGTCATCAGCCGGCCTCGCGGGTGGGGGAAGTCCCCGTTCCTGGCCGCTCTTGCGATCGTCGAGGCCTTGGGCCCGGTGGTCCCGGATGGTTGGGACGCCGACGGGCAGCCGGTTGGTAAGCCCTGGTCGGAGGTGCGGACACCGCTTGTGCAGATTGCGGCGGTGTCGGAGACGCAGACGAAGAACACGTGGGCTCCGCTGCTGGAGATGCTGCAGGGCCCGGTGCTGGACGAGTATCCGGGGCTGGAGCCGCTGGACTCCTTCGTGAACCTGCCGCGGGGCCGCATTGAGCCGATCACGTCGTCGGCCCGCACCGTCAAGGGCAACAAGCCGGTCTTCGCCGTGCTGGACCAGACGGAAGAGTGGGTTCGCTCGAACAACGGGCTGCGCCTAGCGGAGACCATGCGGATCAACGCCGCAAAGGTCGGGGGCACGACGATCGAGTCGCCGAACGCCTACATTCCGGGTGAGGGGTCGGTGGCTGAGGAGTCGGCGGCGTTCTGGTCAAAGATTCGAGAGGGGCGGGCGCGGGACGACGGCCTGTACTACGACCACCGCGAGGCGCCGCCGGAGACTGATCTGACGGACCGGGATTCTCTGCTGGCGGGGCTCGCCTACACCTACGGCAACTCGGCGGACCGCAACGGTGGGCACGTCGACCTCGACACGATCGTGGCGACGATCTGGGACCCGGCTACGGATCCGCAGACGTCCCGTGCGGACTTCCTGAACCAGATCACCCACGCTTCCGACTCATGGATGTCCCAGCCCGAATGGGCTGGCGTGGCCGCGGCAGACAAGGTGGTGGGCCGGGGCGAGGAGATCGTCCTCGGCTTCGACGGATCGCGGCGCCGCAACCGTGGCGTAACTGACGCCACCGCCTTGGTGGGCTGTCGAGTCTCTGACGGGCACCTGTTCCTGCTGGGCTGCTGGGAGCAGCCTGAGGGGCCGTTCGGCCAGGACTGGCAGGTGCCTACCGTGGAGGTGCTGTCGACGGTCGAGGAGGCGTTCCGCGACTACAAGGTCGTCGGCATGTATGCGGACCCCGCTAAGTGGGAGTCCCACGTCGCGAAGTGGGAGGCGGACTACGGGCGCCGGCTCAAGCTCAAGGCGTCGACGCAGCATCCGATCGAGTGGTGGATGACGGGCGGCCGGTCCTTCCAGATCGTGCGGGCTCTGGAGAAGTTCCGGTCCAGCGTGGTCGATGGCGAGCTGTCGCATGACGGATCGAGCGTGCTGACCAGGCACATCCTGAATGCCCGTCGTCGAGAGTCGCGTAGCGGTATTCAGATCATGAAGGAGCACCCGGACAGCCCCAGGAAGATCGACGCAGCTATCGCTGCTGTCCTGGCGTGGCAGGCACGCGTCGACGCGATGGCTAAGGGGCTCGGCCGGAAGAAGAAGGCCAACGCAGGACGGGTGGTGGTGCTGCGATGACCCTGTCTATCCCTGAGCTTCCGCTGCTGACGTTGTCGGATGACGAGCTCGCGCTGGTGAACATGCTGCGGGCGGACATGCTGCGTGACCGGTGGGCGCTGCAGTTGCGGGACGCGTACTTCAACGGCGAGCAGTTGGTCCGTGACCTCGGCATCAGCATTCCGCCGCAGCTCAAGGGCTTGCATACGGTGATCGGCTGGCCGCGGGTCGGCGTCGAGTCGCTGGAGGAGCGTCTCGATCTGGAGGCGTTCCGGTGGGCTGATGGTGCGGACTCCAGCGAGCTGGCGGAGATCGCTGAGGCGAACGACCTCTTCGACGAAGCGTCGCTGGCGCATCTGGATGCCCTCGTGTACGGCCGTGAGTATCTGGCGGTCGGTTCGGGGGACTGCGGCACGGACGACTGCCCGCCGCTGATCTCGGTCGAGTCGCCGCTGGACATGACCCTGATGTGGGATGCCCGTCTGCGGATGGGTACGGCGGCTCTGCGGGAGTGTGCGGCCGACAGCTACATCGAGTCGGGACCCGAGGAGCGGATGCTCGTTCTCTACCTGCCGGATCAGACGGTGATGTGTCTGCCGTCGGAGTCTGGCGGGTGGGAGGTCATCGACCGCGACATGCACAACCTCGGGATCGTGCCGGTGGTACGGATGGCGAACCGGCAGCGCACCGCGGACCGGGTCGGCAAGAGTGAGATCACGCCCGAGGTCATGTCGATCACGGATGCTGCGTGCCGCCGGCTGATGGGCATGGAGGTCGCGGCGGAGTTCTTCGGCGCACCGCAGCGGTACATTCTCGGCGCGTCGGAGTCGGCGTTCCAGGACGCAGAGGGCAACGCGAAGTCGGCGTGGGAGACGTACATCGGCCGGGTGCTGGCGATGGAACGCGACGAGGAAGGCGGCACCCCGACGGTCGGTCAGTTCGCGGCTCATGACCCGACAGGCATGACGAAGATCATCGACTTGTATGCGCGGATCATGTCGAGTCAGTTCGGTCTGCCGCCGCACATGCTCGGCTACACCACCGACAACCCGGCCTCCGCGGACGCGATCCGGTCCACTGAGGCGAAGCTCGTCAAGCGCAGCGAGCGCAGGATTCGCCGCTTCGGTGCCGCCTGGCAGCAGGCGATGCGGCTCGCGTTGTGGGTGCGGGACGGCGAGCCGCCGGACAAGGCCCGCCGGATCGAGACGGTGTGGCGGAACCCGGCGACACCGACGGTGGCCGCGCAGGTGGACGCCACGGTCAAGCTCGTCCAGGCAGGTGTCCTGCCCGCCGACTCCGACGTCACGTTGGAGATGGCTGGGTTCACGGAGGCGCAGCGGCAGCGGATCACTGTGGACCGGCGGCGCACGGCTGCCGCAGCTTCCGCTGGCGGGCTCATGGAGCGGCTGGCCGCGATGAACGACCGGCCGGCCGGGTCTCTGCCGGATGTGGTGGAGGTCGACGGTGGCGACGACGGTCTCTGACGGCGGTCGCGACCCGGACCGGTATCGGGCTGCGCAGCGTGGTCTGACGCGTCTGCTGGTTCGGGAGGTTCGCGGCCTGCGACGTCTGATCATTCCGTCGCGGCTGCGGCAATCGATGCCGGACTGGTTCACGGCGGTGCAGACGGTTGTGGACCAGTACGCGCAGACGTCGGCCGCGCTGGGTGCCGAGTTCTATGACGCGCAGCGGGAAGCAGCCGGTGTGCCCGGCTCGTTCACGG